GTCACGTTCTCCGCGCACTCGTTCCCGGCGTCATAGATGTCTTGAAGGACGTTCTTGATGTCGGTCAAAACCTGATACTGTACAGAATCGCCGCCGTATGTCTCACGGTACTCATCGCCGAGCCGGAAAAGCTCATCCCAAAATTTAGATATCATAAGGCCCTCCTTCCATCTCTCCGGGCTTCGGTTCGCCGTTCTCGCGCTCGTTGTACAGTTCCCGGAGGTCGAGGTTTATCCGCTCCAGCCTTGCGCGGTCGCCGGTGTAAAGATAATCGTCTTCGGGGTCTGCTTTAATGAGTACCCGCTCGATCTGTTCCTTCTGGTGCTCCAGATTCTCCGTAATACTTACGAATCTTCTTCTTGATACTGCAATGATCATGATTTGCTCCTTTCCTTAATCCTCGCCGCAACGTCTGTGACGAGGTAATATTTCCCGTCGTAGGCCTCCAGCCCTTTAAGGCACTTTTCACGCACTCTTGACGGGTTTGAATCTCTGATGAATACGCCGACCTCCCGGGCCGTTATTAACCCGCCGCCGCTTATCCTTCGCAGTTCTGCGGCAATTTCCGTTCTGGTCATCTCCTCGCTCCTTCCAGAACTCAACATTTTGTTGTGTCGTGGTCAAAAAAAATGTCGTCAATGCTGGTTCCGAAAATCTCGGCGATTTTCAAGGCGTTTTCAACTTTCACTTTTCCGGGATTCGCTTCCCATGCTGAATATGTGTTCATTGAAACGCCGCAGGCCTTCGCCATTTGTTCAATCGTGAAGCCTTTCACCTGCCGCCATTGTTTCAACGTCAATCCGCTCATATATGCCCTCCTTTCTGTTTTTTTATGCTGATGTTTACGCGCTCACGCTTCTCATTTTATCAACATTTTGTTGAATGTCAACAACAAAATTGCGTTTCGTTCCAACTTTTGTTATTATGGTGTCGGGAGGTGATATCATGCTCGGAGACAATATAAGAAAAATACGGGTTAAGAATAACATGACGCAAAAAGAACTCGCCGAGATTGTCGGCGTAACTCCGCAGACCGTTTCCTCGTGGGAAGTAAACAGGACGGAACCGAACATGGGCGCGATCGAGCTGCTGGCCTCTGCTTTGAACTGCCGGAAATCCGACTTAATAGGTGAATCTGTCGCGAATCGGAGAAAATTATCATACGAGGAAATGCAGCTTATACAAGCGTATAGACGAGCATCGGATGATATAAAGAACGCTGCCCTGCGGGTGTTGGGCGTAGAAATAAAATAACCGCCCGGAGGAGCAAAATCCGGGCGGCTTGCGAGAAGATATTCTCGGAGAATCTGTGCAGAATTATTATATACGAGGACGGGAGCCTCGTCAATTATGAAAGAATATAATTACATTGTCAAAGTGTTTTCGCATAACGGGAAAAAATATAAGGTATACGGCAAGACCGAAGAAGATGCCATTTTAAAGCGCGAGGAGGCCCGTAGACGGCTTTTAGACGGCGAGGTAAAGAAGAACACCGTGACGGTCGAAGAATGGGCGTATACGGCTTTAAACGCGTTTAAACGCAATGTTTCGCCGGATTATATGGAGCAGATGACCTCGAGGATAAAAAAGCATATCCTCGATGACATCGGCAATAAACGCATTCAGGACGTTACTCTTTTAGATTGCCAGCGGATATTAAACCGGCAGGAAGGGCGTTCTGTGTCGCATATTGCGAAACTGAAGCAGGAACTTGATTTTATTTTCGAGACCGCCCGGAAGAACGGTCTGATCAGGGCGAACCCTGCCGCCGACGTGGAGACGCCGCCCGGCACGAAAGGAACGCGCCGCGCACTCACGCCGAACGAGCGAGGGCATTTTCTCAAGGTGTCGGCAGGCAATCCGCAGTATATGATATTTCGCCTGATGCTCTTCTGCGGCCTGCGTCCATCCGAGGCGAGGGAACTCCGTCATGAAGATATCACGACGATACAAGGGATTAAGTTCTTCCACGTCCGCGGCACGAAGTCGAACGCCGCCGATCGTCTCGTTCCCATTCCATCCATTATCCTTGACGCCCTGCCTCCAGGAGCTGGTTATATCTGCCGCACGAAGACCGGCAGCCGCTTCGACAAATCAGCATATAGACGGGCCGCCGACCACCTCCGGCGCGATCTGAATATATCAATGGGCTGTAAAGTGTATAGAAACCAGCTTGTTCCTCCGCTCCCGCTGGCCCCTGATTTCGTGCCGTACTTCCTCCGGCACACCTATTGCACCGACTTAAAAAAGAAGGGCGTGGATCTTCGTCTTGCGAAGGAGTTAATGGGTCATGCCGATATCAAAATAACCGCGTCAATCTACGATCATGCAGATAATGAGTCCGCAGTACTTGCCGCGATACAAATGGGCCTCGGTGATAAAACAGGTGATAATTCCATCTGAAACGGCGTATTTCCGACGTTTTCGTTTGACTTTTAATCAAGTTGTCGGGGGTTCGAATCCCCCATCGCTCATAATAAAAAATAATCCCCGAAAGCACGGAAAACCGTCGTTTTCGGGGTTTTTTATTGCTCGTTTTACGCCTTTTCGGATTTTCCAAATGGCGGAAAATAATACGAAATCATACAATTTCATACAATCGCGGGTGATAAATAGGGTGATAAATTTTGCTGACTAATAAAAAAAGCCCCCACCCGGACGAAGCCGAGCAGGGGTGCGAGAAAGGAAAACGGGAATCTAATTTAAAAGTGCAGTCCATGTTTTTCCGCCGACGGTGCCGGGCGACTTAATGTCAAGTTTCGCTGCCTTCTGGAACTGCGTCATGGCATAGACGGTATTGCTTCCATAAACGCCGTCAATCTTTAAGACCTTGCCGTCCTTGCCCTTGTAGCCGCGGGCGTTCAGCAGGGCTTGTATAGACCGTATCTGCGGGTGTTCCGCGCCCGGAAGGAACTGGCATAGGGTGACGTCGCAAGTGCCGGGAATGAGGCTCTCCGGGGCCTTCTCGGACGTCACGAGCGAGTAGTCCGGCATGAAATACTTCGTCCGGCTGTCGAGCGTGGACAGCTTGTATTTCTTCTTGTGTACGCCCTGACCGTTTGCCACGACGTCCGTCCCGCCGGAGGTGTTGCCCTCGATCGTATATACGTAAGTAGCATCCACCTTGTAAACAATGCCGGTGTGCCCGTAGCGGTCTTTCGACGTGCGCCAGAACAGGATAACGCTCCCGCGCTTCGGTGTCTTGTTCGTGGTCTTGCTTGCCAGCGTCGGGCAGTACGTAAACGGCCAATGCTTCAGCAGCTTCTCCGCGGAAGCCTGACCGAACGTCACCATGAAGCACCACGAGACGAAACACGCGCACCATGATTCACCCTGAAACGAGGGTTTGACGTCTCTCCAATATTTCGTGTAGTTATTGCTTCCGGCGTTCTTCAGCTTACTGTCGAGGTCGGCGTTCGTTTTCTTCTCCAGATAGCCGACTTCCGCGTCAGCCGTGGAGATGAGGGCGTCGATCGCCGCCGTTTCTGTCTTGTATTTCGCCATATAAGCCCCCTTTTTCGGGTCGAAACGCGTCAGGTCGTATTGCTCGATGATCCGCATATTATCGCGGACGTAGTCGCTCTCCGTGGCGTATCCGTCGCCCTTGATGGTCTCAAGGTATTTCTTCGGGTCGGTGATGCCGCGGAGATTGTGGTACCTCTCCAGCTGAATAAACTCAAAATATCCCTTGACGCCTTCTTCCATCGACGGATACACGCGGAAGTTGTCCTTGATGACGGTCTGCACTCCGGGGGTGTACTCCTCTGACGTGGTCATGTTGACGCTCGGCCCAGACCATTTACTGCCGCATTTCAATCCAAAATAGTTGTGATACTGCTGCGACAGCTTCGACTTGTTCCACGCGGATTCTAAACAGGCCTGCGCGATTATCGGCGAGTGAACCGCGATGCCGTACTCCGGCGCGTATTTCCTGACATAACCCGCAATCGCCTCGATAAATTCGTCTTTTGTCATTTCAACATATCCTCTATGTCGTCGGCCTTGTCAATGATCGTCGGGAGGTCGTCGTTCTGGAGGCTGTCGCTGATGGAATGCAGCGCGTTTCTGACGAACTTCGGCAAGGGTGCGCCCAGCTTGTCGCAGTTCTCGCACACGCTCATCAGTTCCATGAATAGGATATACGACGCGATCCCGATCAGGATGTAATGCGGAAGGCCCATCGCAACCGTTGCCGCCGCTCCGATGCAGATATACGTCAGTTCTCCGAATTTCTTGCCGAGGCCCTCACGCATTCTTGAACTCTTGAACGTGCCGGATTCCCACGCGTAGACCAGCCCGGTGCAGATATCAAGGAACATAAGCAAGGATGGCAAGGCAATCGTCCATATTTGAGACGTGAAATGCAGCTGTTTGATGATGTCCATTTTCGCCCTCCTTATCTCTCGATGAATAGCGCGAGGCAATCGACGCTCGAACCGTTCGCCGGTATGGTGCTACCTATCCGAACGTATACATTCACCTGCGCCGAAGTTAGCTGCACAGTTGCCGCCCAGCCGATCAGGCCGCCGCCATACATGGGCTGGATTATTAAGTCATGGCTTGAGTATGTGACGCCGGAAGGATATTCGATCGCAAAATAGCCGCTGTTCACCGTCTTCGTGAGACGTTGCGCCACGAACTTATTCCGAAGCGCGTATAGGTTCGAGTTAAGATTCGCGAGCGCGCCAGATATTGTGCCGTCTTGAGATATTCCGCTCATGTCCGTTCCTCCGATCGCCTCCGTGACGGTGCTCTTTCCCGTGCCGGAGATGTTAGTCGAGCCGAGGAGATTATACAAGTAGCGGGCATTCTTCATCATGGTCGTGATCCTGTTAAGGGTCGTTGTGAATGTAAGGCCACTTGTTACCTTCGACACGTCCGTCCATGACGTCGCGTCAACCGTCTCCTCGTCGCCGGAGTTATATCCCGGCGTGGCGTTCTGAACTACCAGATTTTTCAGCTCGGAGAATCTTATCTTCTTTGAGCCTGTGCCGTCGTCGATCGCGAAGACGTCATTATTTGACGCGGTCGTTTTTAACGTCAAATCGGAGAACTGGAGCGTGAACGTCTTGATCAGGCTCTTAATAAGCGAGAACGGCGTCTTGCCGGTCGTCGTGCCGGTGTCGACGGCGTAAACGTCCGTGTCGGCTATTGCGCTTCTCTCTGGTAAATTATGAATCTGCATTCTTTCCCTCCAATCTTTCGAGACGCGTCAGAACGGCGTCAAGCTGTGCCTTTAACGTGTCAATTTCTTCCTGCTGCTTCTTCACCTTGTGGAGGAGCATCACAGACAATTCATTATAATCAATGCCGTAAACTTCTTCACCCTTGTCGTTCTCGCCGATGCCGACGAAGCCGCTTTTCTCGATGCCTAAATCATCAATCAGGGCTGCGGTCTTCCTCGCGCCGAGTCCAACATATTCCGCGCCGTCAGGGCGGTCTTTCCATGTGTAGATTATCGGCTCCAGCACGTCGAGAAGGGCGTCATACTTATCATTATAAGGTTTGATGTTCTTTAACCGCTCATCTGATCCCTGTGTAATGGATTTCGACGAATAAATGCGGTCTGTTGACGAGTTGTAATTGATGTAAACGCCGGAGGCGAAATTCAACGACGACGTCCATACTTGATAAAAACGGAAGGTTTCCGACCCGACAGACTTCTGTTCTGTGATATAGTCTGTAGAAGGGAGTATCTTATTATCTGTAACAATGTTCCCCGTAACATATAAAACGGCTGCGGTCGCGTTCGCCTTGGTGAAGTCGTTCGCCGCAAAGTCAGAAACGCCTTTACCTACCATTGTAAAGGTATTGTTTCCGGGGCTTATCTTTAACGCTCCGGCATAGCCGCCGCTCGTTTCTACGACCATGCTCGCCCTGTTCGACGCCGTCGATTCTTCATGTGATGTTGTCTCAAGCGCGATTCCCGTGTAAAAAAACGCGAGCTGATCAAATATAGCATTAGTGTGAATCGTGAGGTTGCCGCTTATATAAAGGCTCCCTCTGACCTGAACTTTTTCCGTTCTCCCGCTCGGATTAAGACCGTTATTTATGATTAAATCGGCCGCATAAGCGTTCCCTGTTTGGTGCGCGAGTGCGAGGTATGTGGCCCCCTCCCTCGCCGTCAGCATTACGCCGCGCCCGTTCTCGTAATCGCCGCCCCATGCTATAGGACTAATCGCCGCCGTCGGTTTTTCTTCGCCATTGTCCACCAATAGAAATGACATCTGGCCGCCCGATATTTGAGTTATACTCCTGCCACTTTTTGTTCTGAATATGCCCGAGTTTAAATTCCAGCTGCTTTCACCGCTCAACGATTGTATCGAACCGCCCCGGATGAGGTTCGCCGACAGCGTACCCGAATCAATGAAGTCCGCGACAAAATGCCCGTCTATCGTCCACGCGGTCGCAAAAGGCCCGTTGTAGCCGGTGCGGCTGAAACCTATGCCGTTCTTGTTTATCCTGATGACATTGACAGCCGTGTTTATATCGTCGGTGTCCATGACAAGGATCTCCTGCGGCTGCCCGTCGGCGTTCGGGTTCATGATGACATACCCGCCGAGGCCGCCGGTGAGGAGTTTCGTCGCCTGATCGAGCGACGCGGCGAGGAAGGATTTCGACGCCATTGTATTCGTAACGCGTTCAATCGTGCTTGTGCTTATAGTTTCCGCGAAGGAATAGCGCGGGTCGCCGAGTTCCATTTCGTCGTAACATTCAAGAAGGACGTTGTACACCGTGCGGATAACCTTCGCTCTTGTACTCACGCCGAGCTGCGGGAAGTATACGCCGACGGTGTCACATAAGGAAACGCGCTGGAGCGGTGCAACGTCTTTATATTCCTCTGTCTGCCATAACGCGACAAAATCGACCTTTATATTCTCGTTCGGGAGCCACGCGGAAGAACTCTCAAGTTTCGCCTTTGCCTTCGCCCGCAGCTGGTCGACCGTCGGAACGTCCTCGAACTCTGTCGTCATGTCATAAGCAACGATTGTGATTGTGGCATAGTCGAACTCAATCGGCGTGAGGTTCTCGTCTGTTATGATCGTGCCGTTCTCATTCGTCCACGGCTCCGTGCCGGTGTTGATCAACGTGTCGCTGATGACGATTTTCTCCGGGAGTGTGATCAAGCCTTCTTCCGGGCTGTACCAGTACGGCGCGATCGCGTTATACGTGCCGGAGGCGTCCGTCTGCTTGTCAATGTCAATCAGGTTTTTTCCGTAGCGGATTTCGACGTCGGTATCCTGCCCACGGTGCAGCCACAATTTGACGTCGTATCTTGTGAACTCGTATTCTCCCGTGCCGTACACGTCCAGAATCGAACCTTGCGAACCGCACAACATTTCTCTAATGCTCTTCGGCGTCGTCAATGTGAAGGTGCCCATCGTGGTCTTGTCCGTCATAAAGTTAAACGGGTTAATATTGATACTCTCAAGCGGTAAATCGCCCATTACCTCCGGGACAGAATAAGCCGTGAACGGATTAGCGATAATGTTCAATAAGCGGTAACTTATGTGGTGCGCGTAGAACGTCACGACGCCGTCAATCTCCGCACTCCGGGCGTAGATGTCGAACGGCTCCATTGTCTTCGTGTCGTCGTGTATAACGCCGATGACGCGCCCCTCCAGAATCTCGTCATAGTGCGCGCCGGTAATCGGATATTTAAATTCGCACTCATAAACGCCGTTGCGCTCCTCCGTGACGGTGCAGGAGATACAATCCGACAGCCTGCCGCGCCCGTTCGACGTCCATGACGTGTCTGAATAATCAAATAAAATAGGTATCATACCATGAACCACCTCGGCGTTATGTCTACGCGGGTTATTCCCGTGCCGAGCGTTATACCATTCAGGCCCGGCGTAAGCTTCGGAAAGTCCGTCCCGCTGTTAGAAATGCAATAGTTCTTCGATTCAGTACCCTTGAACGCTTCCATGATCTCACAATCAATATCAGTATAGACGTCTGCCTCCGTGATAATTATAGATTGTGACCCGATGCCCAGCGTCCCGGCACCGTACACCCGGAGGAGCGGAGCAGACGGGAAAGGCGTCGGGTTCGTGATCGCCCCGGAAGCCGTCAACGTGGTGACGATCTCGCCGGTCTTCAAGTAACGCTGCGGTTTGCACTCGAATGTGATCTCGAAATTGCCAGCTTTGTTATTAGATAATACCTCTGCCTCAAGCCCTCCGCGATACAATGCAAGGCGAAATTCGTCGGCGTTGTACGTGTCTTCGAGACGGCAATATCCGATACTTGATAGGAGAAAACTTCGAAAATCCCGGATGTTCTGCCGGAAATTCGTGTAGATAAATGCCGGATATGTGACTTCAACATTTGCCAGCCGCTTTTCGAATCCCGTCAGGTCTCCGTCTCTTCCCGGTATACTGATTAACTCATATTCACGGGCGGGAGCATTGAACGCCCCCTGCCCGCTGATATATACACCATAGTCGCGGCTGTCGCCGCCGTTGAATGTTAGATATTGTCTCATGTCAAACCGGCCGCTCCTCTCTGCCGCTGGAGCATTGCAAGACGCGCCTGCACCGCGTCGGCGAGTGCGTTCACGTCCTGACCCTTTGCCCCGTATATGTTGATGTTGTACGTGGTGTCGCCTGATCCTGCGATCTGTCGAAGTTTCTCATCGCTCAAGACGATTTCACCGCCGGGGCCGTCGCCGAATCCCTTATTTCCGTATGGCGTCTGCAATACGGTCGGGCGCGTGAACATGACCGCGTTCTCGTATGCTTTACGGTACCATGAAGTCTCGAACCCGCTCGGATATTTAAACGTTTTTCCGAGGACGGTCGTCTCCGACCATTTTAGTTTGATGTGAGGGAGTGACGGCTTCGGAATGCTCCAAGTCCATTGTGAGACCTTCGTTTTGACCGCACTCAATACGTTGCCGACGGTCGTGGAGAAGTCGCCCATAGCAAAGGACGCCTTTTCAATCGCGCCGGATATGGTCGTTCCGAAAGTGCCTTGTAATGTCGTCCCGATATTCCCGGCGGCTGTCTTTATCGCCTCGAACTTCTGTACAACTTTACTCCGCAGGCCCTCCGCAGCGTTTCCGACGTTGTTTTTGGCTTCGTCGAACTTGCTCTTGACCTTTGTGGCGATGTCCCCGGAGACAGTAGACACTTTCGTCTTGACCGCGTCGAACTTCTCGCCGACGCTCGTCTTTAACGATTCGGCGGCAGTTTTCGCGTTATCCCGCGCCGTCTCGAATTTTGTCTTGACCGTGCTGGCAATGTCTCCCGCCTTCGTCGCGATCGTCGTCTTCGCGCTCTCTATGGTGTTGCTGACGCTCGTCTTTAAGTTCGTAAACGCCGTGCTTGCTGCCGTCTTCGCGCTGTCGAATTTCTCCTTGACCGCGCTCAACACGTTCCCGGCGGTCGTAGAAACTTTATTTTTGACATTCTCCCAGACCTCGGCGGTCTTCGCCTTGACATTGTCCCAGACCTCGGCGGTCTTTTTCTTGATGTCTTCCCATTTCTTTTTGACCGCCTCGCCCAGCTTCTTCGCGGCGTCTTTTATCTTGTCCCAGTTCTTGATGATCAGGGCGGTCGCCGCGACGATTCCGACGATGACGGCACCGGCGATCAGGAACGGGGCTGCCGCTGCCGCAAGTCCTCCAAGCGCAGCAATTAACCCGCCGCCTCCTGCTGCGGCTCCTCCGGCTCCAACGGCAGCAGTAACACCGCCGACGGCTGCGGTCGCGCTTCCTGCTGCGGCGACAGCACCGCCCGCGCCGGTAATAAGTCCGACAATCGAACCAATACCAGATATCAGGCTGCCGACGCCGCCGACAATAGTCCCGATGACCGTAACCACCGGGCCGAGTGCAGCCACAACTAATGCGACCTTGACGATCATCTGCTTCTGGTCTTCGTTCAGGTTGTTCCATTTTTCGCTCAAGTCCTTGATGACGTCGCGCAATGTCTCCATTGC